CGTCAAAATGTCAGTGGCGATCAGCCCGTGTATCTCTGTGTCTGGCCGAGAAAAGTCCTCGATGGCCTGCCGCTTGAAGTCATCGTTGTCCTTGTAGGAAATGGACACGAAGTTGAAGCCCTTGCGTGCAAACTGCTCGACCAGATCAGCGCCGTGCGCTACGCCCGCACAAAACACGATGGTCTTCTCAGGCTTGCCAAAGATCTCGTGGGTCTTCTTGACCCACTCCTCCACGATGTCGCCCGTGATCTTCATGCCGCGCTCTGTCACCACGTCCTGGGCCCACTCGCCCGCGACCTTCTTGGCGCCAGTCATGTCGATCTCCTTGGCAATGAACACCTTCAGGGGCGTCAGCCACTTGTTGTCCACCAGCCATTCGTTTGTGGCGCCGCACACCACATGCTTGTAGACATCGCCCAGGCCCTTGGTGAACGGCGTCGCAGTGAGCCCGACCACCTTCACACTCGGGTTGGCCTTGATGAACTCAACGGTCTGCTTGCGCGCAATGTGGCACTCGTCCACGATCAGCAGATCGATCTGGGGGAACTTTGTTCTGCGCTCCAGCGTCTGGGCGCTGCACACCTGAAGCCGCTCCGACGTGTCGAACTTCCAGTGGCCCGACTGGAACACGCCATGCGGCAGGTGATACTTGGACAGACGCAGGCTTGTCTGATCCACCAGCACAAGGCGATCCAGCACCATCGCAGCTCGCTTGTACTTCTCTTTCGTGGCCTTCATCAAGGCGATGGCCACCTCTGTCTTTCCGAACCCCGTAGGGGCATAAAGCAACTGAGCCTGATGGCCGTGGCGAAATCCCTCGCGCAGGGCCTCAATGACTTGCTGCTGATGCTCTCGCAGCATCAATTCCATGTTCACTCCTTCATCTACCGGAATCCCTCCGGCGTGGGCCAGGGCGACCGCGCCCTATCTCAGGCTGTTTCCAGCTTTTTCAGTTTCCCCTGCAAGACCTTGACCGTCTTCATCAGCTCAGCATTGCGGCTTTGGAACATGTCCCGACTGTCGCGCAGCGCGTGGTTGTCGATCTCCAGGGTTTTGATTTGACCGCGCAACTCGACCAGCGTTTCGTGAATGTCGATGCGCTCGATGTCCGATGCGTCCCACTGCTGCGCAGCGATCACGTCCTTGAGCCGCTGGTTCTCAGTGTTGAGGTCATTGATGGTGTCGAGCAGCTCGCCGATCTTGTGATCTCGCTCGTCTTGTTCTGGGGATTCAGCCTCGGGTTGGGCCTTCTTGGTAACCAGCTTCTTGGTATCGACGGTGACTTGCTTGCCGTCCTTGCGCTGGTAAGTTTTCTTGGAGTCTTGAGGAGAGTCTTCCTTCTGCTCCAGGCTGGCCTTGATGCGGCCTACCGTCATCTTGGATACGCCCACATGCCGGGCGATCTCTGCGTTTGTCCATGTGCTGCTGATCGGGTGATTCAGCATCCTGACGATGATGCTGCGATTGTCCTCGTGTGATGTTGACAGCCCCCGCTTTGCATTGGCACCGAAAGCATATATCTGCGCCTCCTCCACCGTGCCCGTCTTGACCTCGGCCTCGATGCTTGTGAAGCCGTTCTGCTTGGTTGCGTGGTATCGGTGAAACCCATCTGCCAACCAGTAATCGCTGCCGTCGTGGAACACCACGATGGGTGGGAACTTGTCCCCGTCCCGCATGGCCTCGGCGTACTCGGTCACCTGGGATGAATCAAGCGCAATTCGCGCCTGTGTCGAGCCATCAAGTCTGATGGCCGCGAGATTTAATTTTTTCATTGTTTCTCCTAGCAAAGACGAACAGTTTACGGCCTACCCCCGCGCAATCCAACCCCCTCTATATCGCAGATGAATTACCCCCCATGTCATCACATGACATCGCTCACCCAGTTCCCCCAAGGGGTGGATCACCACCCATGACCCAGGCAGGGAGTCAGTGACAGACCCCACCCCAGTCCCCCGGAGGCAGCGATTCGTTCATCGGCAGGCTTGGCACTCCACCCTTGTCCTACCGACTACACCAGTCCCTCGCTGACAGGCTGGTACGGCAGATCCGGGGTGTCGAGATCGCCGTGTGTTTCCTTCCGCGCAGCCCATGCAGGCTCTTGCTGTCGTGCGGAGTACGGCTGGGTGTGGAAAGCAAAAAAGCCGTTAAGACAGACCCCGGTGGAACCCGCCACCTTTCGGTAACGGCACCCCATTCGGGGTCGGGATCTGACTTAACGGCTTTCGCTGCTGCTGCGGAGTTCCACGTCCTAGCACCGCCATTCTAACCACAAGTTTGGCGACTGCGCAAGTGGTCAACCGAGGCGGTGTAGTTCTCGCACATCAAAGACGTAGCTGTGCTTGGCGTTGCCCGCCTTGTCATCGACGCGGCGCTGGTAGCTGAGCACCTGATTGCCACCCTTCATGATGGCCCGGCGGATGTCGCTCAGGAACCCGGCAAAGGTCGCGTGCATGGGCTCGACGCGATAGGTGGTGCCGTGCTTGTCAGTCCACTCCAGGGTGTCCCAGCGCACGTCAAACACCACGATGATGTTGGGGTACAGCTCCCGGTAGCGCAGCGCATCCTTGACGTTGAAGGTGACGGCGTACTGGGGGTCGATGCCGTAGATCTCACTGGCCTTGAACAGCGGCGTCCTGACCGACTTCAAGTCGGCCTGGATGATCAGGGTGAGATCGTGGGTGAATGGGTCTGCGAACTTCTCGGGGTTGACCACGCCCCGGATCTGGAGCTGGGGCAGGCGAACCCTGACGAACTCCTGCTCGTCTTTTTCTGCTTCGGCGCACCATGCCAGCTTGTCTTCAGTGTCCATTTGATAGGTTGTTGGAGACGGGGATCGAACCCGCGACCTCCCCCTGCCGAGGGCGCTCTCCCATTCGTCTGCCGACTACCCAGTTTCAATTTATGCTGGGGATCATTCTGAGCTACACCAACACGGCTGGGGACTGGAGCAGGGAGTTCAACCCTGCTCTCGTTGATCAGACGGGCCTGCGGTAGGCATCCAATCCCCATGCGTCTTGGCCCCGGCGAACCGGGGACGGTAACAGGTGTTACCCCTGGATCTCCATCTGGTCGGCGTCCTTGTAGTTCTCGACGGTCGCACCAGAGGTCAGCGCCTTCACCAAATCGTCCTGGCTGGCCACCCGAACGGTGAACAGCGTGTTGGCGACGTGGGAGAGCGCCTGCTGGCGCAAAGATGCCTTCACGAGGCGGGAAGTGCCGTCACTGGTCGTGACGATGTAGATGCGTTGTGCGATGGCCATAGCAGTCTTTCATTTTAGGATTGTTCACATGAATGCCTGTGAGTACAGGCACATGAATTTTATGTGATTGCCGTGCAAAAAGAAAGACCCCCAGAGCAGTTATGCCCTAGGGGTCGGGGGGGTTGGATGTGAACATCCGGTTGTCCGAGAACCACTGCTAGGAGGCTTGGACACCAGCATTATGGCCCAGGCATTTCGGCCCCGTCAATCGGGCTGGGTGAGCCGCTTGATCGTGTCGTTGAGCACCGACAGCTCGGTCTTCTTCATGACGTTCCAAATGGCCCGGCGCCCGTGGAGCCCGTTGTGGCTGCCTTGGTGGCAGTCTTTGCACAAGGGTATGCACAGGTGGTGCAGTCCCTGCTCGATGTGATGCGCATCCGACGGCCCAGCTCGGCCACATACCCCGCAAGGAAGCTCTTTCACCTTGGCCAGATGTTGCCTGTCCTTGGCCGAGAGATTTTTGCTAAGCATCAGGCCCGGCCCCTCGCCTTCAACATGGCATCGGCCACCATGTAGGACTCATGAGCAAGCGCAACCATCCACCCCTCATGCAGTCCGTGTTTACTGGTGTATTCGCTGCCCAACAGGGTTTGCATCGCCTTGGCCGCGAAGTAGTCCCTGAGCGTCATCCCTGCCGTCACCGGCTGGTGCAGGTGCTCGGTGGTGTGTGGGAAAGCGAATTCGTTGCTCATGTGTTCTTCTCCTTTATGCCGTGCGCGGCTTCGATGGCGCGGGCAAACTCGGTTTGCTTTTCGCCACTGCAATAGTTGACCAAAGTGATTTTGCACTGCTCGATGATCTGGCCGATCCGATCATCCGTCAGCGGCTGGCGCTGGTTCTGGGCGGTCAGTCCTGCGGTCATGTTGTCGATCTGCGTGAGTACGCCCATCAGATTGTCAAACGGCTTCCACTGCGGCGCTACATCCTTGTAGTGCTGATCCCATATTGCGACAGCAAGGCATTTTGCATAGCCGTAGGCGTCAGGCTCCTGCTGTGCTGCGGGTGGGGTGGTGTATAGCCAATGTTTTCCAGCAGAAACTTTGTAATCTTCACATTGCATGGCTAATGTCACCGTGTTTTGCGAGAAATCAGCTTCTTCAATTAAACAAGGCCACGCCACAGGCTCCTGCACAGGTGCTGGCTGTGCTGCGGGTGGGGTGGTGTGCCTTTGTTCAGCTTCTTCCACCGCACAGATAGCGGCATCTAACCGGATAAGCGCATCGCCGGAGTCGTTCTCTCTAATCATTTCGCTGTCGAATAAGGCGTTTAGGTCGTCAATGATTTCATCTGCCCACGCCAACGGCTTCTGCTCGTAAACCTTAGACTCAGGGATTTCCTGCGTTATCACCTTCTCGCCGTCGAACCATGTCTTCGTGATGTGTGTTGTCATGTGTTCTTCTCCTTTATGTCGTAAAACCAATCGTCACCCGCAGACCACTTGCGCGTGCCGTCAACAGTCCAAAAAGTTTTGGCGGCTTGGAAGTCGGGGAACTTGACCTCGGATGGAATCAGGCTTTGGTCGTACCACAGACATCGGTTGTTGGGCTGGCAGGCAAACTGACCGTTTTCTAATTTGATGAAGTTGAAAGACTTGTGCTCCTCGGCTTGCTCGGTAAACCCGGTGTCTACATCCATGCCGTCAGCGCAGAAGTCCACCGTAAACAGATAGTGCCCGTGGTGCCACTGCTTGTCCTTGCCTAAAAACTTCACACCAAGATTACGCAAGCCGATCTTCTCACACACGGTAAAGCGGTAGCCCATGCAGTCCCACAGTTGCAGCGTGTCGATAGGCAAGTCGCCATGTCCTTCTTTCCAAACGTAGGCGCTGATCGGCAGCTTGTCGTACAGCGCGCCATAGTTCGGCAGCAGCGACTCAATGCGGAACACTTGGCCGCGCAGTGCTTTGATGCTGACCCAAATTGCAGGCTCAAACTCGCCATGACCCTTGGTGTGGTTGTACAAAAACTCTCGCTTAACAAAGCACTTCAAGGGCGGCAAAGATGCCACGATGTAGCTCATTGCAACCCTCCTTTGGCAATGTCTCTAACGTCATCCAACAGCTTCATGAGATACCCCTCAGATGGCGATTGAGGCGCAGGGATGCCATCGCTGCCAGCCCAAACCTCGTAAATCTCGCGGCAGATGCGCTTGCGCAATTCACGTTCGCGCTCCAACTGGAGGCGCAGATCTTCAAGCTCAGTCATTTATCTCTCCCAGTCATCAAAGGAATCATCGCCACTCTCCATGAGGTTGAAGACGGCCTCGTCCAGTTCGTTCCTATCCCTGTCGGTCATCTTGCGCTCAAGCCATTTGGCCGGGCGCCCACGCCTGTCCAGCAGCTCGTAGTCGCCGTATCCACCCTCGGCGGGGTAGCAGTTCTCCGGTGGCCCAGAGATGCGAGCAGGGACGTGCCGCTCCCAATGGATGACGCGCACGACGCAAGGTATTCCACAGACCCTGACATCGAACTCGCTCATACCTGCCCCCTTGTTCTGATGGCGGCGGCGCATCTCTGCGCTATGCCCTCAATCGTGGCTTCGCTGTCACACACCTCCGCACACGCCTCGCGCTCGGCTGCGATCTGCTGGCGCATGTGGCCGACGGTGACAAAGCCTTCAGCGTGCATTCTTTTTACCATCGCGTCTTCGGCGATGGTGACAAGGCGTTCAAGCAAAGGCATCGTGAATGACACCGACAAAAGTTCATCGTGCCACCCAGCCTCACGCGCCATGCGGATGATGTCTTCTTTCATGCTTGCTCCTTTTTCCACTTCTCTATCACCTCGTAACGGGCCTGTATGATGGGCGCAGCGCAGTCATTACACATTTCAGCCGTGTAACCGATCTGATAGGTGTAGTGGTTTTTTGGTCGTGGGAACTCGCCAAGCAGGTAGTTGGCGCATTCAAATTTTTCTTCGTCAATGTGCTTCTTGCACAGGTCGCAGATGTGCGTGTAGGTCAGACGGATCATGACTGCCCCCTTGATTGATGGTGGGGGTACGCGATGGGTAGATCAGCGCCGCATCGTTCGCACCTGTCGTGCGTAACTTGCCCATCGGCCACGCAACTGATGGTGTTGCGGTGTCCAAAAATCCAGCAAAGAATTTTCTTCATGCTTGCCCCCTTGCTCGGATGGCTCTGCCTATAAATGCACCAACGTCATCGTCACGTTTGCTCCACTTGTCGGCCACCTTCGCACAAGCCTCTCTTTCGGCCTTGACTCCGGCTGTCAGGCCCATCTTGTAAGCCTTTTCTACAGCCTCTACCGTCAGGTCAATGATTTCATGTTTCAGCGCGTCATTCATGGCAACCTCGTCTTCTTGATGACAACCTGATAGCTGATGTGCATCACGTTGATCTCACCGCCAAAGATGTTCATAAAGGCATCAATTGCAATCTTGGGTCGGCCAAGCGGCAGCCTGGGGTCGCCCCACAGGTAGTCATCAAACACCATGATCCCGCCGTAGTGCAGCAGAGGCCACGCCAGCACCGCATCTGTCAGCACATCCGGCGCCTCGTGACTGCCATCGATGTAGATGAAGTCAAACCGCTGGGACGGTGTGGGCAGCCAGCGGAGCTGGTGCGCCAAGGTGTACAGCGATGAACCCTTGATCTTGTGAATGTCGCCAGCTTTCAGCCCCGTCTTGGCCAAGGCGGTCTGGATGTTCTTGTCGAACCGCCTCTCGACGGCCTCCATGTCAATCTTCTTGTGCTCGGCCCCTCCCTCCCAAGTGTCCACACAGTACAGGCTGTCGCCCGGCTTCATCATGTTCTCGATCATCCAGACGGCGCTGCGGCCCTCAAAAGACCCGATCTCCATGAACCTCCTCGGCCTCGTGGGCTTCGGAAGGTGCTCAATGATGTTGCTCCAAATCAAGGCGCCGTACTCAAACCAGTTGGTTGTGAACTCGTACTCGTCGTTGGTTCCGCCAACGGCGGTAACACCTGTTACCCCTACGATTGCATCCGTCATCGCATCTCCAATTCTTTGATTCGCTCAGTCAGAATGGCGCCAAGGTCGCGGCCCTTGACCGCCACCATTTGGGCCTCATCGCATTCATAGACCACTTGCGCGCTGTCTCGCACGCCCTTGTTGTACCCACCCTTGTAGGCGTCCGTCCCATCCAAGATCATCAGGATTGCATCGCGGATCATGGCCGAGGCTTTTCGTTCCTTGGCCACTTCCTTGAGCTTCGCGTGATACTCAGGAGGGAGGTACACCGAATATGGGATCAGTTTCCTTGCTTCCATTTCGTGAACTCCATGTTGATTGACTCCAGGCGGATCCTGGCCTCGTGATTGGTTTTGAGGTCGGCGCGCGAAGACACCCCAAGGTACTCGCGCAGCCACTCAACGGCCTCCAGCTCATTGGGCTCGATGATCTGGTTGTCGTCATGCAGGTAAACCCAGAACCGCTCATCGCGGCAGAGGGCCCCGGCAATCTTCATGGCACGGTCACCGGCAAACTCCTCCTGCCGATCCATAGGCTGTTCGTGTCCGTCCAGCCTCACCATCACCACCTGATACCGGGCGCCCACATAGTCGCGCAGCAGCTCCTCCGGGATCTCGTCCGGGTGCAGGCACAAGGTCAGGACGTAGCCTGTCTTGTCCTGCTTGAGCGCAACCTTGACGGCTTCAAATTGGGAGGTCTTCATCACCACCACCCAAACCAGATGCCCGTGCCATGCACCCATGCAATCGGAAACAGCAGGGCCCCTGCAATCAGGAAGCCCCATGCCGCCGTTGAGAGGCAGACGACGATATGCGTGAACCACGCCGCGATGATCCACACCACAAATGCAATGCCACCCCAGTTCATAGTGTTCTCCTCACGTCAAAAAGGAATGTCTTCATCGGGAACATCTCGCTCAGGAGCTGGCGCGGGTTGCTGTCTGGCGCCGGGCCGCTGATAGCCGCCTGCTTGCTGGCCGCCAGACTGGGCATCAGGCTTTACATAGGGCGCCGATGCACTCATAGACAGGCAGTTCTTGCCAGAGATCACCTTGTCCCATGCGGAGATCTGAATCTTCACCAGATCACCCTCGGACTTGTCAATCATGTCTTGCAGGAATGTGCGGTCAAGCGCCAGATCACCGCGCATGTCAGGCTGGTTGGCCGATGTTTTGCGGTCGTTCGGCCACAACGTCCCAGTGTTGGGTTTCGGTACAAAATTGCTCATGCTGCCTCCGTGAATTGGCTCTTGGCCGCTGTGAATTTGGCCATCAGGCCCCTGAAGAAATCGGCGTCTTGCTTTTTGACTTCATCGAACAGTTGCTTGTTCTTCTTGAAGATTGCCATCACGTCCGCTTCGCTCTGCGCCATCTCAAGCGCCAGCTTGCAGGCGTCATCAATCACGCCCAGCCAGTTCTGAATGTCACCCCCGTGCTCCAAGGTCACCTTCAGTTGCCAAGCGCCTTCTTGGCCCGTTATGGTGGCCGGTGGCCTGGGTGCCACTGAGCGAGGCGCAGGCGGATCCGCAGGCTTGGGCGCCCTGGGAGAAGGTGCTGGTGCGTTCTTGTTGTGGACGTGATCAAGGTAGTCGTTCTCAACGATCTCCATCGCAGTGACCCAAAGGTAGCGGCGCATGTAGGTCTGCACCGCACCCAGGTTCTGAATGGCGTGCGCACCCTTGAGCGCGGCCTCGGCCATCGGGCTGGTGATAACCAGCTCGGTGCCGTCATCCAGATCCGTCAGCGTCAGCTTGGCGATCTCCACCTCAAAGGTCACAACGCCGCACAGGTTGGATGCGTGGAACAGCTTCAGAGTCTCGGGAAGGAAGTCGCCTAGCTCAAAGTAGGAATACTTGGAGAAGTCATTCCACCCCGACTTCTTCAGTGGCATGGCGTGCAGCGCGATGCGTGCATCCATGAGTTTCTTGTGAACGGTCATTTTGGTTCCTTTTTGAAATGGCGCATGAGTCGTTTGCGCTCGATAAATTCGGGGTAGTCATATAGATACCACCCGTTGTTGCTGGACTGCAATGTTGCAATCGTGAACAGGTGCATCATGTTGGCCAGCTCCAAGCCGGTGATGTCATCCAGCGGGGCGTAGACCAGAAAGTCCTCGCCGTGCTGGAACTTGATGTCCGAGATGGGCATCGGTGTGAATGAGATAGTGGCTTCCATGATCAGTCCCAACGGTCTAGTTTGTAGTCCACGGTCTGGCCCTTGCTCGTCACGCGAAACAGGTACTCAAACCCAGCCTTGCCCTTGTCAAAGCCAATACCGTTGGCATTGCCTTGGCGCATGTCGGCCAGCTCCGCGCTGCGGGAGTGGGCCTCGATGACAGAGCGTACCTCGCGCAACTCACCCTTCAAGATCTCGGGGAACAGAGCCAAGCCGCCGTTTCGGGACTCGGTTGCACCCTTGAGCAGGAAGATCACGCCGGTCGTCTGGTTGGGGTACTCACCAGACCACATGTGCGGACGGTAGGTAACACCTGTTACGTCCACCCAGCCAGCACTCAAGCCCCACTGTTCGCACGGCGACCCAGAGTGCCACACATAGGAGGACACAGGGTTGCGATGCTCCTCGTGATCCCACAACAGAATGGGCGGCGCATCTGGATGCACAGCCGTCACCATCGCGGTGAACGGGCCACGGCCAGGGCGGACGTAGAACTGGATGCTGTCGGCGCCCAGCAGCACGACACGCTGGAATTTTTCCCAAGTCATGACCACGGGCGGCACCTTCATGTCGGCCACATCTTGACTGTTCTTGGCCTTGAGGTGTCCAAACACGCCATTGGGCTTGGCAATCTCCTCGGCGCTGGGCACCCAAAGCCACTGCTGCACATCGGCCAGCGTGGCGAAGCGGCGCTCCAGCGAAGGGGCGATGCCCAGCTTCTCGACAATCTCCTCCGCACGCTTGATGCTCCCGGCAGCCGGTGCAGCCTGGGGGCGCTGGTATTGCAGGGGGTGCATCTTCTCCTTGAAGCGGCGAGCCACGGTGTTGTAGTCCATGCCAGCGGCAATGTCCTCCAACAGCGTGCCGATCATGGAGCTGCGCACATGGCAGAACCCAGCGGGCGCCAGGGCCACGGCCTTCCACAGGTAGTTGCGCGGCACGGCCACCTTCTCCATCTTCTCCTGCAAGTCGTGCAGCCACCGGGCGTTGCCAAGCACCTTCTCGCTGCGGTACAAGGAGTCGGTGTCGCACAGCTTCAGAGCCTGGGCCACCATCGGCTTGGTGAACTCAGACAGGGCGCGACTGACGTTCTTGAAGTCCTCGCGCTTCTCGGCCATCTTTTGGCCGGGCGTAAGCAGTCCGCTGAAGAATCGGGCCGAGCGCGGCTGACGCACAGCGAAGTGCGTCCACTGGCCAGTCTGAAAGTCACCCCACTCCTCATCGGCAGACAGGAACGGGCTAACCACGCCAGCTCGGGCGACCTTGTTGCGCAGAGCCGTCACCACAGAGCGGTAGTAGGCAGGCGCTTCTTCCGCTTCCCACATGACAGAGGAGGTGATGCCATCGTCGCTGATCGTCACCAGACCGCCAAAGCGATTGATGAAGTGGCGGCAGCATGAGCAGTTGTGATACTGCCGATCCTCTTGGGGTAGCGCGTCGAGATAGACCGTGAATAGATCTTGGGCGCTGGTCTTGAAAAGGGGCTGGCCACTCTCAATGATCTTGTACACCCGCGCGCTCATGCGCTGGATGTAGCTTGAGTAGCTTGCGTCATCGAGGTTGCCCTCGGCTTTTACAGCGATCTCCATGATTACTCCTTCCAATTGCGGGGGCGGCGCAAGTACGGGGTGCCATCGGCCTTCAGGCCATACTGAGCCTTGGGCTTGCGGCCACGCTTGACCTTCTTCAGCACCACGATGCCGTTGCCCTTCTTCTCAAACGCATCGTCAATGGCGGCGACGGTGATGGTGTTGCTTTGCAGCGCGTCACTCGACAACTCGATCAGCTTGTCGATGTAGTGCCGGGCCTTTTCCAGATCGCGCACGCCACCCTTTTCCTTCCAGCGGCTGACGTAGCGCACGATGTTGCCCTCGAAAAACCCGAGGCCGTTGGCCGCGATGTAGTCCCACGGCTGGATGCTCTTGTGGCGGTAGTGTTCGCCACCGACTTGTTGCTCATTTGCAGACATGCTCACTCCTTGGTTGTTTCAATCCATCCATCTTGGTAATCCCGCCACTGCTGACAGTAGGCGTTCACCGGACAAAAGTTCGCGCAGCGCGTGCGTTCACCGGGCCGGACTTCTACCTCGTAGTCCTTGCCCAACTTCTCAGCGGCTGCGTTGGCTTCTGCCTCGGATTCGTGAAGCGACTTGGCTCGCACGTTGCCCTTCTTGCGCACGGCGTAGATGGTGGGCTTCTCCCACATCTCCTCCGGTGTGCATTTGGGCAGCGGCTCGTCGGCCTCCATCGCAAACTCGCAGGCCGAATGCTGAGCGATACGGCTGAGCACAAACTCCTCCCGCTGCTCCATTGGCCACAATTTGATCGGCAGCTCTTTGATCGGCGCCTCTGGGTATCCCTCACGGGTGCCAGCGTCACGGCGGCTCCAGTCGCGGATGATGGCCACGATGCCAAGATCCTTGATGGGCCGCTGCTTTTGCGACTCGA